CGGGGCCGGCCTGAAAAGCTTTGTATTCTCTTATGAAGGAAGTAATCCATTCGCAGTTAAAAAGAGTATCAAAGCAAATCTTAAGATTTTTGCATCTAACTTCCGCGAGCTTGTGCGAGAAAGAGACTCTTCTGTTGTGGCCCTTAATGATGAGGAGATCCAAAGCGCGCTCCGCACATATAAGTATGTAGACCTGGCTCTGAAGACCGGCCGCGCACCACACGTAGACTCCAATAATCCAGATCCGGCCGATGCTTGTGGGAACAATATTAGCCTCCGCGAGCAAAACGAAAACCTAGCAGACTTAAACTTCAGATTGAGGGCCGAGGTAGGCTGGGCCGTCCCCAATAAAAACTCCCCCCTCCTTTCAGCTGAATTAAGAAAAGCCATACAATCAAGCTATGTTACTCTCAATCTAACCCCAACAGTGCATAACTTTGATTTCGATGAAACTGGTCAAGTGGTTATGAATATTAATTATTTGGCATATGTGGAGGAGTTTTTTGACAATAAGAGCTTCAATATCTTTGCCAACGCTCCGTCGAGCAAGGGCGACGCGGCAGCGAAAGGCGTCACGTCTCCGCTCGCGTCTGTTGAGAGGATCAAGAGAACCATGGCCCTCGCAGAGATAGCCAAAGAATGCCAAGATAGTAGTACGGTTTCACAAGTGAAGGAAGACTTTAAGACAAGGATCGCCGCCGATCAACTGAAAGCGCTCGAATTCCTCACCGATTCGCTGCTGCAGCAGGGTGATATCCGTTTTATAACGATGCCATACGAAGATTTAAAGTCATATCTTCTTAATAACAGCACCACGGCGACAAAGACAGTTAAGGACCTCGTTGGTAGCAGCACCGCCGCAACCACAGGCGATAACGATATCGTGGCTAATTCTATTGATGCCGGCCTCGCTGAGGCCAAAAATCAATCCATCCCAAGTGATGATGAAACAGATGAAGAAGAAGAAGAAGACGAGGGCCCGGAAGCTGACGCCATTGCAGCCGCTTTATTAGCATCACCACAGGCCGGCGAAACAGTGGCTTATTTTTATCTTGATAGGCTCATTGACACGATTTTGGCGAATATCGACGCGGAGCTTGAAACACTAAGCAGTGATAGTGGCCCCCTCGCGCGCATTACAAAGTATGTACTGCCGGCAGCAGAGAACAGCCCTTCCAAAGCGCCAGTTCCAATCAGCCGCACCACGAGACAACAAAAACTGAAAGAGTTCAAGATTGCAAAGGATAATTTTAAAAAATTAAGAATAATATTGGGCCCCGTAGAGTTTGCAAATTCCCCTTCTAACCAAAGCACCGTCTCAACGTTCGCCACATTTGGAGATATCCCAATTTCAGTGAAATATTTTGTTGAGTATATGACGGACAAGATGCTCAAAAAAGAGGAAACCTTTTACTCTCTTACGAAGTTCTTGAATGACATAATGAATGAATTTGTGCGTGACTTCTTGAATAGCAGAGAATGTTTCAGAAATATGAAAACCAAAGTACGCGCCCAGCAAGCCTCCCTAACTAGTTGGTCTCCCAGCACCCAGTATGATGCACTTGAAATGAAAATAGCCAGCGTCAACGCCACCGGATCCGCCGGCTATAATAATTTAGAGTCTCTTGGCGGCCAGGCACTAGAAGAGGCTCTCCAGGCGTCCAGCCGCCGCCGCGCCCTGATACGTGAGTTATCCGCGTTGTCTCCGAACGATCCTATTTTATATCTTTCAGGTCCCCCCGATAGCGCACGCACGTCGATATCGCCGTCTCAGGAGTTCAATTATTTTGTCTATTTTGCTGGTCAAATCCAGCCTATAGAGAAGATGAAGGGGGTAAGAACAGATGATGAAAACCGCGGCATCTTCCACTATATGTTGGGCCGCGACAAAGGTTTAATTAAGAATATTTCGCTTTCTAAAACACAAACAAGGGGCCTCGCCGAGGTTCGTTTTGAACAAGATGGTTATGATGGATTGCGCCAGCTAAGGGTGGTTTATGATGTTGATATTGATTCCTACGCGAATATCAACACCTATCCGGGTACCTATATTTATGTAGATCCAGCCGGCTTTGATCCGGGCTACAATATCGACAAGATTGCAATGACCGAATTGGGTATTGGGGGCTACTATATGATTATTAGATCCGAACACGAATTCGGAGCAGGAAAAGCAAACACTAAGATCACAGCCAAGTGGGTCAATCAGGTTGAAGCCGAAGGCGCTGCTGCTGCATGTCAATCTCTGCGTGATGAAAATACCGGCAACAATGACCCATCTCCACGCTGCAAGAAATATGTAGATGAGCGCGAGGCCGCGGCCAAAGGGGATGATGATGCTCCATGGTATCGGCGCGGGTGATTTTGTAGGAGAAACAGATGTCTAAATACTTTGCACCAAATAATAAAGAATCAGCTAAAGATCTTTTTCAGAAGAGGTTGTATTACTGGGCTTATGTCACAGATAAGTCACTACCAAATGTGATTGATTTTAGTTATGGGGAGAAAGCGCTCTACGGTCGAGTGGGAAGATCTTTACAGCCGATTGTGTTGAAAAAGGGCGCCCTCAAATCCTTGAAAAATGCCGCTCGCCGCGAAACGCCGATGAAAGCAATTAATTTTGTGGCGGATATTTTCAATGAAATGTCCCGACAGTTTGAGAAAAAAGCCACCATGTCACAAATTGCAACAAATGATCCATATTTGAGTAAATTAGTTGTACATAAAGCGTATGTGTCTCCTCAAAAATTATATTATGATCATCGCCAAAGGTATATAAACCAAATCGCCAAGATTTTCAAGTCTAAACAGATGCGTTTTTCAAATTTTGAGGAATTCCTTGAACTATTGATACCGATTTTAAAAACTAGTTGCCAAACAGCGCGCTTTACCTATCCCGGATTTATTAAGAGTAGAGATTGTTCGATTATGTCAACGGGTCTTGCGATAGAGATAGCTGATTTGAAATATGAGAACGACGATGAGAAAGTGGAGAAGTTCATCAAAAGCAAAAATTGGGAATTTTATATTAACACTTGCAATTCGTATGGCTTTATGGTAGACTTAAATACACCCTGGAGAATTGTGGCAGATTTAGAATCAGATGCAATGAAAGATATTGCACAGCGATATAGATATTATGGCGTGGATTCTCTTTTTCGAAGAGCTTATGCCAACCCAAACTTTATAGATCTACGAAGCTTTGCTACTACGTTGTTGGCGCTGTATAATGCCTGTAAAGTACGTTCTTATAATGAATTTGAAGATTGTGGCAACGGTAAAACATACGTAAAAAAGATTTATCCACAAGAATACACCGTCAGTGAATTGTTGCGTGCTACTGGGGCGATGAGAATTCTTCGGGTTTATACATATTTGAGACTTTTTGAAGAAAAGCCTGAACTCACCGATCCGGCGATGGATGAAATAGTTGGTGAAGTGATATCGCTTACTGAAGCTCAGGGCCTTCCGGTAGCCCTAACGGTCTATTTAGAGGCAATTATAAATAAAGAGTTTGACAAAATTGGTTCAGTCAGTTATATTAGAAAGGTTAATGAACTTCGCGCCGAGGCTGAGCTTATGAGAGAAGAAGACACCACAGACCCTTCAAATTATCGTTATGCTGATATAGCCACCAAGGAAAGATTAGAATGGGAAGGAAAGCCGCTGGATGGCGAACCTAATCTCATTCCTGAAGACCTGCTTCCCGAAGACGAACAAGCTATTCTGGATTAAAATGTACTTTCAATCGATTGATGATAAATCCGAATGTATCGGAGTATACACGGATGGACAGTTGTATTTCGACAACTTCCCGTCGGACCTAACCCATACTTGGCGTTACACCGGTTCAATTACCGGTGACGATGTAGAATATGCATGGTTGTATGCCAACGGTGCCCCCTTAACACAATGTTGTCCGGAGGAGCACGCAGAGGAACTGGCCGCAACCGAACGCAAACTTCGCGCCTATATGAAGACGTTCAAGATTGCAAAAGTCAACCTAAATGATCATTGCATTTTTGACCTTGTTCCCCACGACTTCTTAAAGCGCTTTTGCGAGGTTAAAGCCCGCATTACAGAACACATTTTCGAATCCCGAGAAAAACCCGAAAACTATCAGCATCTCTGTGACGTAGAAAAACTCCTCTATAAGATAAGGTATAATAGGCTCAATTTGAGCGTCGAGGGGTGCCGCCATTTAATGCTCTCGACCGTAGAACGCAACAAAGCACAAGAATTGGCCAAGAACTACCCCTACATTGACTACAACCTGTTCGGTACGGTCACAGGGCGCCTCACAACGCGTCCTGGCTCATTCCCCGTACTAACAGTTAAGAAAGAGTTTAGGAAGCTCCTGCGGCCAAAGAACGACCTTTTCGTGGCATTAGACTATAACGGCGCTGAAGTGCGTATGTTCTTGGAGCTTGCCGGAGAAAAGCAGCCAGATTATGATATTCACGACTGGAACGTCAGGAATGTGTTCGCGAACGCTTTAACTCGCGATGAAGCCAAGATTGAGTTTTTCGGATGGCTGTATAACTCATTAGAACACGTAGACCTTGGGAAGGCCTATAATAAAGCTAAGGTACTTGACGAGTGGTACGATGGCGAGTACATTACTACACCATATCAGCGAAAGATCGAGGTGGATGATTTCAGGGCCCTCAACTATTTGATCCAGAGTTCAACGGCAGATCGAGTTCTCTCTAAGGCCGTTATTATAGACAAAATGCTCGAAGAAAGAAAATCTTTCGTTTCTCATATACTTCATGATGAAATTGTGATAGACTTTGATAATGAGGACAGGGATATTATAATGGGAATCAAGGAAACATTTGAAGATGGTTTTCTCAGCTCAATGAAGGCTGGCAAGAATTACTTCGAACTGAAAGAGTTGAATCTATGATTATAGTTGGCCTGGGCACCGCAGCATCTAAGATAACAGAGAACTTTAAAACAGTCGATAACTATAAAGTCTATCAGCTTAATAGTTCGGTCGAGCGCACCTCTAAGTATAAGTTTAAATTGAAGCATTATGAAGATGCGGAAGAATACGAGCGTAATATACCAAATCTCAAAAAGTTTTTTAGTGATGTTAAGGGCCGAGTACAATTCTTTGTTGTGGGCTCATCCATGAGTTCTAATTATGCGCTTGGGGTTCTTGAACAACTGAAACATGCAGATGTGGAGTTGTTCTATATCAAGCCTGATGGGGAACTTCTCACGGGTATCCCCAAATTAGTAGATAAAGTGGTATTTAGCGTTATACAGGAATATGCCCGCTCCGGCTTATTAAAATCGGCAACGTTGATTAGCAATGAGTTGCTCGAAAATCATATCGGAAATGTGCCCATTAAGAAGTATTACGACACGCTCAACCACACCATTTACACAACAGTCCATTATTTAAATTTCTTTGAACACAACGACCCAGAGATCGGGATGGTGGCCCGACCCCTTGATGTTTGTCGGATTAGAACCATCGGTTTGCTTAATATGAAGAATTTAGAAGAAAAATGGCTTTTTCCACTTGACATGGACCGCGACGTGTGTTATTATATGTGTATAAAGAGGGATAAGTTAGAGAACGATGGAACGCTTCACAAAAAGTTGGTCGATTTGCTCAAGCAAAAACCAAGGAATGCTTTCCGTAAGATTTCGTATGCGATTTACGAAACTGAATATAATGATTTTGGGTTCTGCGTTGCCCTTACTAACGTAGTACAAAAATACACTTGACAAGCTACGTCAAGTGTGTCACAATAGAGTAACAAGGAACGCTTGTTACAAACTCATTCATAAAAAGGAGAAAAAATGAGTATTGATATGGAACTGATGCGGCGCAAGCTTGCATCCCTTCGTGGAGAAGGAAACGGGGATAACGCCCTGTCGGTCTGGTTTAAGCCAGATGAGGGCGATACGGACATTCGTATCGTTCCAACTAATGATGGGGATCCTCTTAAAGAGATGTCCTTCCATTATAATGTGGGCGAACATCGCGGTGGTGTTCTTTGTCCGAAGCGCAACTACGGCGAAGCATGCCCGATTTGCGAGTTTGCTTCCGCTTTATGGCGCGAAGGAACCTCTAACAACGATGAGGACAGCAAGAATCTTGCAAAGTCTCTCTTCGTGCGTCAGCGTTATTTTTCGCCCGTGGTAGTTCGCGGTCGTGAAGACGAAGGCGTCAAAGTCTATGGATATGGAAAGAAGGCTTACGAGCTTCTTTTGGGCTATATCCTTGACCCAGAATATGGTGATATCACCGATTCCACCGAAGGAACCGACATCACCCTTACCTACACCAAACCCAATAAGTCTGGTGCTTATCCACAAACGAGTCTAAAGATGCGTCGAAACACATCCCCCCTGCTCGCTGACACGGAATCCATCCCTGCCCTCTTGGATCGTGTCCCGGAGTTCGAAACCCTATTCGAACGCCTGACAAGCGATCAAGTAGGCGCTATTCTAGATGAGCAACTCTCAGGCGATGGTTCTGCCGAGAGTCGTTCCAAAGAGACTACAAAATACTCCGCCCAGCCGACTAACGATGTTGACAAGGCGTTTGAGGAATTGATGTCCTAGAACAATTAGGCGTTAATTTGTGGAACACCGCCGGCAGACCGGGAGTAAATAGTCTGCCACATTTTTAAATAGGAGAGCCCCGTGGCCAGAAAAGCCAAAACTAGACCTGGAAAGGTTTCGATGCAAGATTTGATGAGTCTTGTTAATAAAAAGGCCGGCGTTACGGTCGCCCACAACCTTTCGGGCGAAAACCCGACAGAGGTCAAAGAATGGATACCCACCGGCTCTCGCTGGTTGGATAGCATTATTAGCAAAGGAAAGGTTTCAGGCATTCCCGTAGGAAAGGTTACAGAAATCGCAGGACTTGAATCGACTGGAAAGTCTTATATGGCAGTCCAAATCGCCGCTAACGCCCAAAAGATGGGAATGATGGTGGTTTACTTTGATTCAGAGTCTGCTATTGATCCATCCTTCATAGAGCGCGCAGGATGCGATCTGGAGCGTCTTATGTACATCCAGGCATCCTCGGTCGAGTTTGTGCTAGAAACGATTGAGGAGCTTCTGGGGGCCACTGACGAGCAAATGCTGTTTATTTGGGACTCTTTGGCATTCACTCCATCGGTGTCTGATGTGGAGGGTG